CGATATCGGTCCATGCCGCGCCGAGTTGCGGGCCGATCGACGCCCAGTTCTGGTAGACATACGCCGCGCCGGCCGCGAGCGCAGCCAGCCCGATCAGGATCAGGCTGATCGGCGAGAGCAGGACGGCGAGCGCCGCCGCCAGCGCCGAGACCACGGGCGTCAGGATCGCAAGCCCGGCTCCCAGCAACAGAACCGCACCGGCCCATGACAAGCTGGCGTCGATCAGGCCCGGCCATTTGGCGTCGATCGCGGAAACGGCCCGGAGGAGGCTGCCCAGCGCCCGGTTCGCGGCCGGCAGGTTCGAGGCGAAGGCCAGCCCGATCCGGCGCATCGCCTGGGTACCGAGCTCGCCGAACACCATCAGGCTCTGGGAGAGGCCCCGCATCCGGCTCTCGAAGTCCTGGGCGATGACGTCGATGCCCGAAGCCGCGATCTCCTGGCGGAACTGCTTGTATCGCTCCCGGTTCTGCATGAACGGCAGCACGAAGCCGAGCACCTGCATGTCGGCATAGAGCTTCCCGACCTTGGTGCCGGCGAGCAGCGTGCGGATCTGCTTCTCGCGCTCCTTGTCGGTGATGCCGGCCTTCTTCATGATCTTGTCGATCTCGGCCTGCTGCGGAGCAAGCTTGCTGGTCATCTTCTCCAGCACGGCCTCGATCGGGTTGATGCCCTTGGCGGCCGCGTCCGTCATCACGCCGGTGACATCGACCTTCAGCTCCTTCTCGAACTTCTTGATCGCCTCGGGGGCGTTGATCTTGGTCAGGAAGTTGGTGAAGTTCGTCGCCGCCTCCGAGGGGTTGGCGGTGCCCAGCATCGCGATCTGCAGGCCCGCGCCGAGCGATTCGACCGCCTCCATCCCGGTGATGCCGAACTTCGCCATCTGGGCCGTGAGGCCCGGAAATTCCTGCGCCATGTTCTTGAATTCGAAGCGGCCGAGCTTGCCCGCCGTGACGAGCTTGGCGAGCGCCGCCTCCATCTGCTCGGGCGCAACCTTCAGGGTGTCCGAGAGGGCAAATGCGGTCTTGGCCGTGTCCTCGATCGTGGCGTTCGCGGCCGTCGCCACGCGGCCGATCGTCGGCATCAGCCTGTCGATCAGCCCGGCGTCCATGCCGGACGCGATCAGCGTCTGCGCGCCCTTGGCGAGGTCGGCCGAGCGCTGGCCGACTTCGAGCGCGAGCTTTTCGTAGCGTCTGCCCGATTCCGAGATCATCTGCTCAACGGCTCCACCGGTCTTGCCGGCGGTGATCGCGATGTCGCGCAGCTGCGCGTCCCAGGCGGCCGCCTGCTGCAAGGGGGCGGTGAAGGACAGCGCCGCGAACGCAGCGCCGACGATGCCGATGCGCCGGCCGAGATCGCCGATCGAGTTGGCCACCGAGGCGATGCCCCGCGTCAGGCCCCGCAGGGGTGCGGTGAGGCGGTCCACGAGCTGGACGAGGACGCTCACCTTCATGTCGCGGTTGGCCATCTATCGCTCCGCTTTGGCGCGCTCTTCAATGTCGCAGGCGATGTTGTGCCACCAGCGCAGTTCGGCCAGCGTGAGCGCTTCGGCCTTGTCGAAGCCGCCGCCGTAGTAGCGCGCGACGACTCCGACGATCAGCGGCCAGTCGTGCGGCCACTCACTCTGCAAGAAAGTTGATGATATCGGTGGCGGCCTTGACGTCCCGCTCCCGCATCTTGTCGAAGATCACGACCATCCGGTTCGTTGCGATCCGCGTGGCGCGGGCGAGCGCGACCGGGCCCTTCATCTCGTCCGACGCCTGCGCCATGATCCGCAGATCGGCCCCGTAGAGCGGATGGAAGACCAGTTCATCGAGCGTCTCGCGGCGGATGCCCGATGCGGTCTTGATGCCATAGCTCACCGGCTCGCTCAGAGGCAGCGAGATCGTACCGTCCTCGTTGACGATGGCGCGCGGCGGGAGCTTTGCCTTCTTGGGCTGATCGTCCACCTCGTCCTCATCGACGACGTCGGCGGGGGCGCCAGCTCGAGGCTTGGCCGACGCGCCGACCTTCGTCTCGTCGATCACGGTCTCGTCGACTGCGTCATCGCCGCCTTCGTCGATCATCACGTTCTTAGCCATCAGCCCACGATCTCCTCATAGTCGCCGGCGGTCCATTTCAGCGGCAGCTTGCCGCCTTCGTTGCCGGTGAATTCGCGCAGGTCGGTCAGGAAAGCGTCCGGGAAGACGAAGGTCTGGCCGGTGTCGCAGATCACCTGCAGCTCGCCTTCCTCGGCGGTGTAGAGCTCGCTGACGCGCTGGCCGCGCTCGACGGCGGTCACTGCCTCGATCTCGGATGCCATGTACTCCTGGGCGCGGCCGACCTTGCGGCCATAGACCACGCCCTTGTTGGCGATGCCGCCGAGCTTGCACTTGGCGCCCTTCTCGACCGGGATGTTCCGGCCCTTCCAGACGATGTCGACGATGCCGAGCACCTGCCCCATGACGGGCTCCTTTCAAAGGCGCTCTAAGCGCCGGTTCAAACGTTGGCGGGAGGTCCGGCCGTCGCCGGTCAGACCTCGAATTCCAGCACCGCCATCAGGTTCATCAGGTTGCCGATGATGATGACGGGCTGCTGCGAGTTGAGGCGGTTACGGTTGCTCTCGTCGCGCTCGAAGACGCTGCGGCCGACCGTCTCGCTCGCCTTCTCGATCCAGGCCTGGCGCTCGTAGATCTTGCAGCGCGTCGCCCAGGAGCCCTGCATCCGGCGCGGCGTCACCACCACGTCGTTGTTGTTGGCTGCGACGCTGTCGTCGTCGGCGAGCTTGTGGCGCGGATAGAGCTGCGTGACATAGGCCGACCAGTCGTAGCGGATCCGCGTCATGGTCTTGGGGATCATGATGTCGAGCCACGCGTCGTCGGCGACGTTGAGGGTCGTGACCTTGTAGGTCGTGATGATGCGCTCGATCACGACCGAGCCGTCGACCAGGCGGGTGAAGGTCGAGACGCCCTGGCGCAGCAGCAGGTCGCGTTCGGTCTCGGTGAAGCAATCGACCTCGTCGGGCGCGGTCAGGCCGGGCAGGACCAGCGAGCGGAGCTGGCGCGCCGGGTCGTTCGTGGTGTGGAAGGTCGCAAGCCCGCAGAGCTGCGCCGCCCACTCCCAGGGCGCGTCGTAAGGCCGCTTGCCACCGAACAGGGTGATGTGCGGGGAGTTGGTCAGGCCGCCCTTGGTGCCGAGCTGGCCATAGGTGCCGCGCAGGCCGACATAGGCGTGCCCGTCCTTCTTGCCCATCGCGACGTAGCGGGCGGCGAGTTCGGCCGCGAGCGCCTCCAGATTGGCGGCGTCGTCCCAGGGCATGGCGATGTCGGTGAACCAGTCGTTGGCGATGACGTCGAGGATGTCCTGGACGTCCGGATTGCCGGTCCCGGCGACGCCGTCGGCCACCGCGATCGCCAGCGTGCCCGGCAGAACGTCCTCGGCCGTCTTGCGGATGCGGACGTCGATATGGTTGCCGACCTCGCCGGCATGCTTGGCGGTCAGGGTGACGACGCCGACGGCCGAGGTCGCCACCACCGGCATGTCCGCGTCGGCGTTGATCGCCGCAACCGCAGCCGTGGCGTGCTGCGTCACCGTCATCGTCGAGGTCGCCTTGTAGCGCACGCGCCGGTTCTGGATGTAGAGCGCGATCGTGCCCGCGCCGGAGCCCGTGATCGTCAGCGTCTTCGTCGCTTTGACGCCGGCGACGGCGTCCGCAAGCGCGATGGCGAAGACGCGGCTGGTCTTGTTGGCCTTCTTGAAGGACCGCACCATCTGCTGGCCGATCGAGCCCGCGCCGAACAGGGCGGTGCCGTCCTCGGGCCGGGTGACCTCGTATTTCTGGCCGGCGATGGCCGAGCCGGTGGCGAGCATCTGCACGAACAGGATCGCGACCGCCGGGAACGGGATCAGCCCGCGCCTGGTGTAGCTCGGCCGGACCTCGACATAGGTGCCCGGCACGCGCCAGTCATACGGGATCTCGCTGAAGTTGATCATCGGGCGCTATCCTCAGTTCTCGCCGGCGGGCTTGGCCGGCTTCTCGGGCTTGGGCGGGCTCGCTACGATCAGGTCGCCATCGGCAAGCCGGCGGCGGATGAAGCGGCTGTCCTCGGCGAACTCGCCGGCGGCGTCCCAGGGCTGGCCATCGGCCTCGCGGCGCACGGTGCGGCCCTCGGCGACCTTCAGGAAATTGCGGGTCTCTGCGCTCATGATGGCCTCACATCGTAGGGTTCGTCGGGGGCCTGGCCGTCCGGCCTCGGCTCGAAATCGGACAGCATCGAGAGGAAGTCGTCCGACGCCGCGATGCTGCCGAGCACGTCGCCGAGCGCCACCTGCATCGTCAGGTCGATCGTCGCGATGGCGCAGTCGGCATCGGCGTAGCCCTCGGCATAGGCCTGGGCGCAGGCCGACGCGAAGAGCGTCCCGACGCCCGGAATGGTGAAGCCGTTGAGCAGCGCCAGTGCGCCGGCGATCGACGGAAACAGACCCGGCCCACGCGCATCACCGAGGAAGCGGGCCTTCGCGATCGGGTTCTTGACGACGATCGTCAGGCGCAGGCCCATCGGCCCGCTGAAACGCCGGCCGACATCCTTTTCGGGATTGAGCTGACGCCAGCCGAGCGCGAGGAAGGGCGTGCTGCGGACCAGCGACTTGAACTCGTCGAGCGAGAGCGGGTCCGGCACGATGGCGAACTGCCAGCGATTGGCCGCAAAGCCGAGGCGCAGGCGCTGCTCGATGGCGGTTACAGTGGCCGAGAAGGGATCGAGATCGGCCATCAGAGCCCACGCTCCCCATGCCGGCCGAACATACGCTCGCGATCCTGCGTCTGCGCAGTCGAGCTGGCGACGATCGGCGTGGTGCCCTCCAGCGTGACGGTGCCGTCGGCGATTTTCTTCAGCCAGTCCATCGTCTCCTTGCGGTCATCTTTGACCTGCGTCGCGGGTTCGCGGTCGCCGCCGATCGACAGCTCGTAGCGGGCGAGCACGCATGAGGCGCGGGTGATGACCTGGGGAACGGGGCTGAGCGGCACCGAGTGGCGCTTGCGCAGGAAGGAGTCGATGATCGCGTCGGCGTCGGCGATCGCCTGCGCGACGGGTGCGAGGTTCACCGTCTCGGGCAGCACGCCGTCGACGGAGGAGAGCCGAAGCATCTCCGTCTCGCCGAAGCGTCCGATCATGTCCTGGGCGGTGGCGTAGGGCATGGGGTCAGTCGATCTCGACGCGGGCGGGTTTGAAGATGGCGCGATTGACAGCCATGAAGCCTTGTTCGATCTGGCTCCGGCCGATCGCGAGCCAGCGCTTGTCGACTTCGGGCTGCTCGCCCAGCGCGTCGAGCAGGCGAAGCACCTGCTCCTCGGCGCGCTTGTTGGCGTTGACGAGCGCGACCGCGCCGTCGCCTTGTGGGCGGTATCCCTCGACTGGCAGGCCGGCATGAGCGGTCATGTCGTCTCTCGAAAGCGTGCGGGCGGCGAACTGGGTTCCTACGGTCGAGCCGTCCCCATAGGGTGCTGGAGGCCTCGCGAGCCGTGCCAGACCGCCCTCTGGGTTATTTCTTGCGCGAGCCCTTCGGCACCTGGGCACCGTCCTCGACGATGACGGAGAGCAGCGGCTCCGCCTCGATCTGCGCGAGCTGTTCGGCCGTGAAGTGATCGGCCGGATAGGTCGCGTCGGCAGGATGGGAGTGGCCGCCGCGCCGGAAGCCCACATGCGCGCGGTTGATGATGCGGATGCCGGGGGCCGGCTTGGTCTCGGCTGCAGTCTCGGACATGGTGGTCTCCGGTTCGGTGGCGTCCTCTCCGAGACCGCCGGCGGCGTGCGCCGGCGGTCCTGACAAGACGTCGCGCGGGCGACGGCTCAGGCGAGCCAGGGACAGACGACGAGTTCGGCGGTGCCCTTGTAGACGTTGGTCGCGCCGGCGGCGTCGCGCTCGGAGTTGACGATCTCCAGCGCCTGGCCCTCGAGGCTGGGCGGGACCAGCAGCAGGCGCGGGCGGACACCCAGCGGGCGGTCGAAATCGCCCTTCTGGCCCATCATCGCCTCGCGGGCGATCTTGTAATTGGCCTTGTTGAGGGTCTGCTTGGAGCCCCAGGCGAATTGCCAGAAGCCGAACCCGACATTGTGGCGGGCATCGACGCCGTAGACGAACTCCTTCCGGTCGAAGACGTTGTCGTCCTTCGCGTCGTCCTTGCGGACCAGCTCCCAGTCCTTGCGCTTCTGCAGGATGATCGGCTTCAGCGTGCGGGTGTCGTCGATCAGGAACCAGGGCGCGCCGGCGCCGCCATCGGTGTTGGCGACCGAGATGACGTTGCCATTGGCGTCGAGGACCGGGTGATCGGTGTCGAAGAAGAACTGCTTGTCGTAGCAGGCGGTCGTGAAACCGGCCTTCAGCTGGTTGAAGACGAGCTGGTCGTAATGCGCGCCCGAGGCCGCGCCCAGCTCCTGGAACATCGGCGAGTAGATGCCGAGATTGTCGTCCTCGATGTCCTCGCGGCCGACGCCGACGGTGAGCTCGTAGGACTTGTTGCGGATGGTGTAGGCCGACTGGGCGATCGAGTTGACGACACGGTCGCCGACCCATTCCCGGACATTGGGGAAGCGGCCGAGCCAGCCATAGTCGTTCTCCTTTGTGGTCGAGGGAACGACGGTGGCGACGCGCCCGAACTGGGACGCGGCCGAGGTCATCAGCCCGGCCTTGAAGGCAGTGTTGAAGCCGATGAACAGCGTCCGGAGGGAGGCCTGGTTGACGATCATGAGCTGAGGCTCCGTGAGTGTGAGAAGGCGGCGTCAGAAGCCGGAGCGAACCCAGACGCCCTGGGCGTCCACGTCGACGATCTTGCCGGCGACCGAGCGGGTGTTGGTCCCGTTGGTCTTGGCGACCGTCTGGTCGTCGACGATGTAGGCGTCCGCGCCGATATCGGCGGTGGTGATGGCGTCGCCCGAGGCCGAGTTCGCCCAGCGGAAGCAGCCCATCCGGATCCTGACCTTGATCGCGCCAGCCGCGCCGGCCGAGTTGTCGGCGAAGGCCTCGATACGGCCGAGCCCCTTCAGCGTGGCGGCTACCGCGCCGGGCGTCGCCCGGCCGGCCGCGTCGAGCGCGCCCAGCGCACCGGCGAAGAACGTCTGGGCGGCGGCGGCCGGGAGTTCGAGCACCTCGCCCTTGCGGTCGGGCGTGGCGCGGTCGGCGGTCAGGGCGGTCATGTCATGCGGCTCCGGTTCGGTTCAGGGACGGCGCGGGCGGTCAGCCCGCGACCTTTTCCAGGGCGGCCTTGCTCTCGGCAAACTTCTTGGGGTCGAGGCCCATCAGCTCGCAGGTCGCCAGCTCGTCGGCATCGAGCGCGCCGCCCTCGGGCTGGGCCGGGCGGACGATGCCGCCGGCGTTGAGCGACAGCATGCCGTTGATCTCGGTCTCGACGGCGGCGGCGTCCTTCTGGTGGCGGGCGATGTAGTGGTCGCGCAGCGGCTTGATCTGCTTGCCGGCCTTGATCGCACCGTCGACGAAGGCGATCGCCTTCTCCTTCGCGCCATCCTGCTGGAGCGTCGTGAGCTGCGACTGCAGCGAGACGACGGTGCGGCGCAGCTCGGCCTCGTCGCCAGCGCCCTTCGCCTGGAGATGGGTCTCCAGCTCGGACGGCGTCATCTTGGCGAGATCGAGCCCGGCCTTGGTGAAATGCGCCGAGATGGCGGTGAGCTTGCCGGCGTCGGCGGCATGCGCCGTGACCTGGGCGAGCAGATCGGCCGGGGCGGCGTCGGCCTTCAATCCGGCAGCGGTCAGCAGCGCCGCATAGGCCGTCACGGTCGCGGCATGCGAGGTGACGGCGGTCAGCACGTCCGCCTCGGCCGCGTCGGCCTTGAGGCCGAGCGCGCTGCGCAGCTTGGCGATGAAATCCATGTCGGGCGTCCTTGAGTGAAGGGTGGTCAGGGTGAGGTTGGGATCGTTGGTCAGCGCCGCGCGCAGCAGCTTGACGACGCGCCCGCCCTCCTTCTCGGCGACCAGGACGGGCGAGATGCCGCGATAGGCCTTGTCTTCCATCAGGGCGCGCCCCGATGCGGTCCATTCGACCCGGCCCCAGATGCCGTCGTCGCGCAGCTGCATCTCGACGATCCAGCCGCGCGCCGGTGAGGGCTGACCCTTCGGCCCGGCGACGTCGATGGCGTGGTTCTCGTCGATGGCGAGCCTTCCGGCAGCCATGGATGTCGCGATGACGGCGGCCGCGTCGTTCAGTGTGAAGGGGCCGCGGCCGTCCACCCCGGAAAAAGTCCCGGCCGGCGTGAGGTGAACCCAATCGGGAACACCGCCGGCCGGGATCTGGAAGTGAAGGGAGGAAATCGTCGTCATCCCCGCCAATCTGGCGGGAGCGGGCCTCACCGGGCACGCCCCTGGGGAGGGGCGTGACGGGCGTGCCGGCGATGGCGGGGCGAAGCGCGGCTACCGCCGGCGCGTGATGGATGATGACCTAGAACCGACGGCGCGGGCAAGAGCGCCCTCGACGACGTCGAGGATCATCACCTGGTCCTCCGCGCTGATGCCGAGATAGGGCCGGGCCGGAATGGTGACCGAGCGCGCCTTGACCAGCGTGCCGCCGATTTTGAAGACGAGGAAGCCGCCGCCCTTGGCGGTGATGACGTTGCCGAACTGGTGTGTCGCGCCATAGATCTTGTTGGTGCCGACCTCGACCTCGGCGCGGCCGGAGCGATGGGTGATCGAGCCCTGCAGGCCACCGCGCATGGCGCTCTCCCGCAGGATGCCGGGGCCGCGCTTGCTGGCGGCGTAGTTCGGCTCCAGCGGCGCCCAGGCCTTACCGTCGGGATCCTGCGCGGCGTCGAAGCGGTCATGCGTGTTGGCGACGAGACCGGTGCCGATCGCGCGCATCACCGACGTCGTGTCCGCCATGACGGCGGCGAGCCGACCGAAACCTGCCTGCGCGTCGCGGACATCCATGCGGGTGATCAGGACCGCGCCGCTCATCTTGAATCCGATCCCGTTTCAGTCCACATTCGCATGGGGCGCTTGAGAAAGCTGCTTCGTACGCCGGGCAAGCCCCGCGGGGATGTTACGACCCCCCAAGCGCCCCACTCACTCCCGCACCTGCGTCAGCCTCTTCGTCACCTTGTCTCGGCGCCGGTAGCCGGTCTGCTCGAAATTGGGCACGATCAGACGCTCGCCGCCGCCAGGGCGCGGCACGCGGCGCAGGATCAGCATCACCTGCCGCCCGGCTTTCGGGCGATCATGAATGACGAGCTGGCGGAAGCCGCTGGTGACGGCCGGGTCGAGATGGACGCTGCCGCGATCGATGATGTCCTGCAGCCGTGCCCAGTCCTTGGGCGTGATCTCCGGATGGGGCGTGCTGGGAAAGCCGCCGAACTCGGCCGCGCGGCCAGCGACCTTGGCGACGCGGAACGCGTTCAGCTCGACCTCGGTCAGCGCTCCGCCGAGCGCCTCGGCGAGAGCGGGCGGCAGCCGGGCGGCGACAATCGAGCGCGCCGGGTCCGCGATCGAGCGGTTGAGAACGCCCTCGGCGAAAGACCTGATCTCGGCCGGCGTCGCAGGAGCGCGCAGCGGCGGCGACGTCGAGACGCCGGGCACGGCGACCGCCGGGGCGTTCTTCCACTGCTGGCCGGGATTGTAGTCGAAGCCTGGATCGACGCCGGCCGAGCCCTTTAGTACCTCGCCGGTGCGGCGATTGATCGTCTGCGTCGGAATGCGCTCCGGCGCGGTGTCGAGCCCCGAGCGGCCCTGTCGCTTCAGCCCGGCCTCCGAGACTGGCCGCACCCTGCAGCCGCAGCCCCAGCCATTGGGCGGATAGGCCCAGTCCCAGAACGGATCGGTCGCCGCCAGTACGGTGCCGTTCCATGCGAGATGCTGCTTGCGCGGATGCTTCGCGCCGGAGTGGACGTATTGCCAGTAGGGGAAGGCGGCCAGCGTCTCGGGCTCGGTCGCCTGGGCGTAGCGCCCGGCCGAATACGCCATGCCGAGATTGGTCTCGAAGATCACGCGGGAGCGCCACCCCGGCTGCCCGACATGCTCCCAGCCATGCTTCTTCACGATCGCGTCGAAGGTCTTGCGGAACGCCTGGATCGACGAGCCGCTCTCCAGCGCGCTGGCGACCTCGCGCCGGAAATCCTCGACGAGCGCCTGCGTCGTCGCGCCGGCTACCGTGAAGGCTTTCGCGTTGGCCTTCTGCCAGACATCGGTCCACCCGGTCGAGGTGACGTTGCTCTTCTGGCGCAGGTATTCGATCGCCTCCTCGAAGGGCAGATCCAGCGCCTTGGTCGTGGCGGTGTAGTCGGTCACGGCTGCGCTCCGGGGCCAAGCCGCAGGGAAGCCCGTACAGGCCCGCCGGCCGCTGCCGCGCCGATGGGCCGGATGTTCCGGAGAACGCCGCCCAAGCGTTTCAAAACCCCTTCAACGGCGATTATAAGCGCGGGGGATCGGCGGCTATCGCGACCCGCCATCGCGCTCGCCCTCCAGCTCGTCGAGAAGCGCCGCCCGGCCGGCCAGATGGGCCAGCGCCAGACCCCGGCCCATCGCGTCCGCCAGCGCCTTCGGATCGAGGCTCAGGCGCGAGAGCCGGTCGGCCAGGTCGGGCAGATCGGCGGCTGCGTCGAATGCGGCGCGGATCTCCGCCGTCAGCCCGCCCATCGCGCCGGCGGCGTCCTGCGCCAGGCGCTCGACCAGCACGTCGACCAGTTCGGGCTCCGGCGCGCTGGCGTGGCGCGAGACGAGATGGCGGAGCTGGTCGAGCGGCGCGGCCGGCTTGCCGCCCAGGCCGGGCAGGAGAGCAGCGCCGGGTTTAGGCAAGGCGGCTGGCTCCGGCTTGGGCGGGCGGCCGCCGATCACCTGCGCATCGGCTGCCGGCTCCGAGAAGCCAAGCCGATCGCGGAACTCGCTCAGCTCGACCGTCAGGCCATGCGGGCCGAGCTTGTCCAGCGCGTTGACGACATCGTTGAGCGGCACCTCGTCGGGCCGCCCGATCATGATGCGGGGATACTTGGACTGCGGGCCGAAGTTGAGCGCGATCATCAGCGGCACGAGCTGCCGGGTCAGCGTCGCCGAGATCATCTTGGCGTCGGCGCGCTCGATGTCCTCCTGGACCAGGCGGTGCTCCTGGGAGACGGCGTGCCCGCCCGACACCGCGTCGGTTGTCGTGGTCTGGCCGAGCACGAGCTTGGAGATCTGGCGGTCGAGCCAGTCGCAGCGGGCGAGATAGCCCTCGGTCCCGCTCCCCTTGGCCGAATCCTTCAGACCGACGAACTCGATCTCCATGCCCTTGGGGATGATCGCGGCGCAGTCGCCGGCGACATTGGCGACGGCGCGCCAGAGCACCGCCTTGTCGGCGTCGCTCGCGGTCTGCTCGTAGCGGCCGATGCGGATCGGCATGCCGTAGTTCTGGGTGTAGATCGCCCAGTCCTTCGAGGTGAAGGCTTTCATCATCCACGACCAGGACGCGACGCGCGCAAGGCCAGACCGGATCGTCAGCCCGGACTTGGCCTTGTGCCGATGAACGATGAATTTGTGCGCCGAGAGCGGCTCGCGGGTGACGCCTTCCTGCAGCTGGATCGTGTCGCCATCGATTGGATCGAAGGTGAACCAGCGCTGCGGCCGGTAGTCGAAGCCGCGCGGCATGACCGCCTCGGGCGTCGATTCCCAATCGATCTCCATGACGGAGAAGCCCTTGCCGATCGCGTCGAGCATGTCGAACAGCGCCTGGTCGAGGATGCTTTCCTTCAGCCAGTCGCGAATGAAGTCGGCATGGCGGATATGCTCGGCGTCGTCGCTGGCCGCCTCGACATTGGTCGGAAGCTGCGCCACCTGTCGGCGGCGCGTGCCGAGCACCGACGTGTAGTGCGGGTCGCGCTCCTCGATGTCCTCCGCCAGCTCAAGCCAGGCCAGCGGATCGCCCTGGGCCGCCGCGCGATGGATCGCCGCAAGCCGGTTGGGCGTCAGGCCCTCGGCCGGGAAGCCCGAGATCGGCGAGCGGACGCCGGTCAGCGTGGGGCCCGCCCTGGCTTCGCCGAACAGCTCGTCGAGGTCGATCCGCTCGCCATCGGGGCCGAGAATGCGCGACAACCTCGGCATCAGTAGATCCTCCCGCGCAGTCCGAACCTCGGCGCGTCGTCGTCGTGATCGAGTTCGTCGAAGGCGCCTGCGGTTGAACGCCCCACCGGCTGGTAGCCATAGGCAGCGACAACGCCCGCCGCCGCATGGATTGCCAGGAACAGTGCCCAGGTCCGGTCGGCGTGATCGTCGTCGCGGTCGGCGACAAAGCGTGGCGCGCCAGTCAGGGTCGTCAGCTTGCGCAGCTTGTGCAAATCCGCTCGCAAAGCCGGCCGACCTTCCGGGATCCGGATGGTGCGGTCCTCGAAGCGCTCCTTGCCGGCCGTCGCCAGGACGAGTTTGTTCGGCCCCGTGAACAGCACGCCCTCGATCCGATGCTCACCGTAGCGGCGTTGCGCATCCTCGACCGGCTTTTCGCCCATGCCGGTCTGGTCCATACAGGCCCGGCCGATGCGGTAGTAGCGCATGACGCGATCAAGCTCTGCGTCTTGCGCCGCAAAGGTCGCCCGCTTCATCTCGACGATCTCGCGGCACCACAGCACGTCGCCGATCAGCTCCAGCACGACGATCACGAAAAGGTCGTTGCGCCGCCCGATATCGACGCCGACGAAGCAGACGCCACCCTCGTAGCGCTCACGCTCGCCGGCACGCTCGTCCTCGACCGAGCTGATCAGGTCGTAGGGCAGCCATGCCGAGGCCTCGTCGAGGTATTGAAGCTCGTATTCCTGCGCCCAGGCGTCATCGTCGGCGATGCCGGCGCGCAGCTCGGCGATGTCGCGCGGCAGCCCATCCCTAACCGCGTCGTAGATGTCGACGACGTGGCGGGACCAGAGGGTGTCCGCAGCCGTGTCCAGCTCGTAGAACTTGCCGCTTTTGCCATTCGGCGTCGAGGTGACCCGTAGCTTCCAGCCGGCCGAAATCACGGGAAAGAGCGCCTTCCAGATCGCGCCCGAATCCTTGTGAAACGCGAACTCGTCGAGAAATACGTTGGCCGAGAAGCCGCGCGCCGTGTCGGCATTGGCCGGCAGCGCCGTGATGCGCGAGCCGTGCGGCAGCTCGATCTCCATGGCGCGATAGGTGCCGTCGCCGCCCTGCCAGTCGTGATCCGCTTCCTTGAACACCATGCCGTAGGCCTTGGCATGCCGCTTCACGCCTTCGTCCATCGCTTCCTTGGCCTGGCGCTCGCCTCGCGACAGGATCACCCACCGGCTACGGCGGCCCTGCGTCGCCGCCTCGAATGCGTCGTCGACGATCTCGTAGGTCGTCGTGAACGTCTTGCCGGTCTGGCGAGCGAACTTCCCGAGCTTGAAACGCGATTTGTCGGCGACCCAGCGGCGTTGATAGGGATAGAACAACGGCGTGCTCATGAGGCGGTGCCGTAGGCTTCGCGGATCATGCGCAGCACCTCGGGCGCGTCGATGATGCGACCTTCCTTCGCAGCCGCGCCGATTGCCGCCTCGGCCGACTGCACGAGCTTCGTTTTCGCCGCCTCGATCTGCGCGCGGCGCGCGCTCGACATCGCCTGGCCCTTGATCGTGTCGTGGAAGGCCCGCGCCAGCTCCATCGCGCCCTTCGGCGACTGGACGTCGGCCTGGGCGAGCTCGAAGACGAGCATCTTGATAAACTCGCCGAGAACGATCGAATTCTCGTCGACCTTCTCCGGCGTGAACTGCGGCGCGATGCCGGTGAAGATGTGGCGCGCCTCGTCCAACCGGATCTGCGCCGCGCGTAGCTTCAATGCCTTCCGGTTGAAGGCGGAGGACGAGATCGGCTCGACGCCCTTGGTGACGAGCCGATCGTTCAGCTCGAGCAGGATGTCGGCCTGAGTGCGGTTACGCTGGTTCAGCTCGCCGATCGCCCAGACGATCTCGTCCTGGGCGTGCTCCGGCACGAGGTCGATCGAGGAGAGCCGGCCGCTCGGGCGCTTCATCGTCAGCCCTCTCCGCGCGACGGCCGCTTGACGCCCTCGATGACGGTGCGGCGCAGGACATGGTCGCTGCCCTTGGCGGTCAGGCTCGCGACGCGCACGGATCCGGCCACGATGACGGTGAGCGCGCCCATCTCGGCCAGCCAGTTCAACTCGTCATGGACCCAGTCGCGCGACTTGGTGATGCCATAGGCTTCGAGGGAAAGGCGGAGCAGCTCGGAGTTCAGCCGGCCGTCCGGCTGCTCCTCCAGCGCGCGCAGGATGATGAGGCGCGCCTCCTGGCGGATGAGGGCGTCCATGCTCATCGCTTCGCCTGCTCCAGCAGGAATTCCTGCAGGCGGTCGGAGATCGCCGCCACCGGCTTGAGCTGCTCGCCCAGCGCCTTCAGCTCGCCCTTCACGGCCGACAGCGACAGCTCGATCCGGTGGACGCTGTCGCGATCGGGCAGATGGCGGAACTCGTTTTCGAGCTTGGCGATCCGATCCTCGGCCTTGTCGACCTTCTCGATCGCGAGTGTGAACTTTGCATCGAGCGACGAGACCGCTTTTTCGTGGTCGGCCTTGGTGGAGGCGAGCATCTCCTTGAACTCGAGCTTCGAGACGAAGCGGGTCGCGATCAGCGCCGACGCGAGCGAAATGAAGATGGCGATCGCGCCGCTGTGGCTCTGAAAGAAGGCAATCATCTCGTTCACGACAGGCTCCGGCCTAGGCGGCGATCGCCGCCAGCTCGGGCGGCGACGAGAAGGCGGCAGCGCCCTGCGGGGCAGTCTGCTTCAGCTTGGAGATGGCGAGGTTGATCAGGCGCGGATCGGCCTCGTCGAGGTTGAAGACGGCGATCGCGTCGGCCGCGCCGCCCTGGGCATGGGCGATGGTCTCCGAGATCAGGCGCAGCTCGATCTCCTCGCGGGACAGGCCCTGGCCGGTCCACTGCATCAGCTTGGCCCAGGCGGCGTCCGCGCCGGTCTTCAGCGCGAGGTGAAGCGTGCGCTGGTGGCTTTCCTCCAGCGACACGCCAAACCAGCGCTTGGCCCCGGCCGCGACCATCATGACCACGGCCGCGATCACCCCTTGCGTGACCATGTCCCACCAGGGCTTCAGCCACTCGCCCCAGGCGGGCGCGGCATCGGCCGCCAGGGCGGGCAGCGCGGACACCGCCAAGAGGGCGCAGGCGACGAGGAGTACAGCGAAGCGAAGCAGCAACATCGGAAATCCTTTCAGGAGCCGTTCGGCGGAACCCAGAGACAGGGCGGCTTGTCGTGCGGTGTGATCAGTCCGCCCGCGAGGCGGCCGCCATGGCGGCAGACATGGAAGCGGCCGTCCGGCGAAGGCCGCGTGGCGGCGTAGGGCACGATCGTGCCGTCGAAGAGCCGCCAGCCTCCGGGGCCGGCGACGGGATCGGGTTCGCGGGCGTCCGCGCCCGTGCCCGTCGGCCAGCAATCCTGCGAGGAACAGCACTCCCACGGGTAGAAGGAATGGGCGCGGGCCGGCGAGAGCCAGGCGGCCAGCGCGGCGACCAGCACCAGCAGGCCGAGCAGCCAGAGCGGCGGCAGCGTGCGCTCGCGCGGCCGCTCGATATGGCCGGGAATGTGCCCGGTGTCGCGCCGGCATCTGGCCTCGCCCATCTCAGACCTCCCGGTCCGGCGGGACGAGCGCCTTCCAGGTCAGCGGGCCGACGACGCCATCCGTATCGAGGCCGGCGCGGGCCTGGACGGCCTTGACGGCCAGTTCGGTCGCCGGCCCGAAATCGCCATCGATCGTGACGAGGAAGCCGTGCTTGCGCAGCCGCGCCTGCAGATCTTCGATCGCCGCATCGTTGTCGCTGCCCCGCCGCAGGATCGGATAGTGCCGCGGATCGGTTGACGTCAGCCCCGCCGCGACCAGCGCCGCGATCTCGCGCTTGGCGACGCCGAGCTTCTTGCGGCGATCCTCCAGCCCGTTGCGGCCGCCATTGATCAGGCGGGTGATCGCGACGACGTCGTCGCGCTCGGCATGCGCGTTGAGGCCCTTCCGCTTCCAGTAGAGGCAGGCGATCTCCAGCGAGAGCTCGGGCTCCGCCGCGCGCTCCGGGTTGCCTTCGAGGTCGAGGCCTAGCAGAGCGCCGAATTCGCGATAGTTCGCGCGGCCGGTGAGCTGGAAGATGCCGCGCCCGTGATAGCGCGCCCCGTCGCCGGCCTTGACGTTGCCGAGATCCTTGCGGCCGTCATAGCGCGCGAAATAGGCCGCGCCGCCATGTTCCTTCAGCGTCCTGAAGCTGTCGCTCTCATGGGCCGACTGGGCGAGGAAGTGGCAAATCCGCAGCGGGGTGACGATGTCATAGCGCGGCAGGACGCGGGGCAAAGCCAGCCCGACCGGCCCGATGATGGCGGTTCTCGCCGGCGGCGCGATGGCGCGCAGGGTCGCAGGGCTGAGCCGTTCGACGAGAGACAGGGACATTCGGCGCTCCGGCGGAGGATGTCCGGATCCGCGGATCTCGGATAAGTCCGCCGAAGATGCGCGCTGGGGCCGATGCGCGGCACGCCCCCCGGCGGGGGCGTCAGGCCGAGCGGGCGAAGAGATCGAGCTGGAGACGGTCGGGGCGGCCGTGGCGCTTCAGGATGGCCGCCACCGTCTTCTCGGTGCAGCCCGCCTTGAGCGCCGCCTTGGGGCCCGAGAGACCCATGGCGATGTAGCACAGCACCCGCCAGTCGCGGGCGAGCGGCACGCGCATGTCGCCGCGCCCGTATTTGGCATGCAGGGCGGTGGCCGCGTCAAGCCCAAGCATCTGGACGATCGCATCGCCCTTCTCGGGGCTCGCGACATAGAGGCGAGTGCCGCCGCGCTGCTCGAAGAGCTTCAGCGCGGCCTGCGGGCCGACCGCCTCGACCAGGCCGGCGATATCCTCGGTCGGGGGCGGCAGCGTCATCGCCGCCTCTTGCGTCGGCCGGCGACCATGTCCTGGTCGAGCACGGTGACGAGCGCGCCGTCCTTGACGACATAGCGCAGCCCGTCCGCCACGATGACGTAGTCGTCGATGCCGGCGCGCTCGGCCCCAAGGCGGGCGCGCTCCAGCGCATGCGCAAGCGTCACGCGCATCTCCTCGATCGCGGCCGCGCCGGAGCGATCGAGGAAGCGGATGAGGGCGTGGTCGGTGACCTTCAGCATCACGCTTCACCCGCGCTTGAAGGGCGGTTCAACCAGGCCTTCAACTGCTCGATCGCCTCGCGTGCCTGCGGCGGCTTGAGGAACTCCGGCGCGCCGACCTTGAACTGGCGCAACGTCCAGGCGCGCAGGGCGTCGCTCTCCCGGGAGGCGATGCGGCCCTTGTCGTGGAGCGCGCCCCAGAGCGCGTAGATCTTGCGGATGTCGCCGCGATCGGCGGGCTTGCGGGTCGGGGCCTTCGCCACGAAGCCGAGCCGCTTCAGTTCGTCGAGGACGGCGACGGCGGCCCGATCGGTCAGGTCGCGCGAACTCTCGACCTTGCCGACGCGCTTCAGCAGCGCGCGGTATTCCGGCTCGTCGAGGCGAAGCTGGCGCTTGGCGATCTGGATCTTCTGGACCATGGCGGCGTGGCTCATCCGATGCCCATCCCCGCTTCGATTGCCTGTCGCTTGCAGCGCTCCCACGAACGGACGGCTCGGTCCCATGCCTTCTGCCTGGCGGCGGCCGCGACGCGGAAGCGCTCGTGGTCCCCCGTATGGATCGGCCTATCCGCGCAATCCGCCTCGATCGCCTCGCACTTGGCCTCCCAGCGGCGAAGCTCCTTCTCGGCTTTCGCCTTGAAGCTCCGTGCCTTCTTGCTCGCCATGCGCCAGTGCTTGCCGCAGATGATCTCGTCGCAGTCTGGAAACTTGTCGCGCGACGCGGTCCGGCGACAGAACGGAACACAGCAGGAAATGCGGTCGATCATCGGCCTGACCTCCCGATCGCCGCGAGCAGCTCGACGCGGCGGCGGGTCAGCCGCTTCAATTCGCCTTCAATGATGGTCGAGCGACGCGGGCTGACCTGGGCGACCACGGCCATGAGGCGCTCGCGCTCGACGTCGATCGTCTCCAGCTCGCCGCGCGCCAGCAGCGCCGAGATGGCGCTGGCGTCGGACGGGGCGGGACGATCGGCGCGGAACATCATCATGCTCCCGCATCCAGGAGCGGGGCTGCGACGGGCGCGCCGAAGCGCATGGCGTCGTCGGGCCGGGTGAGCGCCTGGCGCTGGCCGGGCGGGATCCACAACGGTGCGCGCGGCTCCGCGCCGTGCTTCCAGCAGACCCAGGCATAATCGGTCGCGGTCGAGCCCTCGGGCTCCCAGCGGCCGCGATGCATCGGCACGCGCTCGACATAGTAGGCGATCACGAAGGGCGGTTGGTCGCGGAACAGCTCGTAGCGTTCGATCGTGTGCAGCCACTGCGTCCGGACGAGGAGCGCGACGCCGCGATCGGAGACCGCCAGCGCCTGGCGCGCGAAGTCCACGGCCGCATTGAAGGGCGGGTTGGTGACGATCCAGTCGGCCCGGTAGTTGTCGCCGGCGGTCAGGAAGTCCTGGGCGTGGCCGTAGCCATAGTCGTGGACGTCGGTCGCCAGCGTGAACGGATAGGCCTCGCGCAGCGGCTCGGCCATGTGGCCCTCGCCGCAGGCCGGCTCCCAGACCGCGTCGTCGGCGCGGACATCGAGCACCGGCACGGCGACATGCCTGACGAAGGCGCGCGTCGCCCAGGGCGGCGTCGGAAAGAAGTCGAGCGAATCGTGGGGCTCGGAGCGCTGGGCCGCGACCGCCGGCGAGAAGGCGAAGGTGCGCTGGTCGGTCATGAGCGCACCTGCCGCTCGATGAACTCGTCGATCGCCTGGGCGACGAGCTGGTCGCGGCTCCGGCCGAGACGGCGACCGAGGAAGGCCAGCACGCTTTCAGTGTCGCCCGTCAGTCCATCGGCGACGAGCATCAGCGTCTGCCGGCGATTGGCGAGGCGGCGCAGGTAGCCGCGCTCGACCAGCGCGTCGACAAGGCGCGAGACGCCGCTCTTCGAGCTGATGCCGAGCGCCTTGGCGATGTCGTCAAAGGTCGGCGACACGCCGTCGATCGAGGTCTCGCGGATCACCCGAAGGCAGTCCGCCTGGCGCTGTGTCAGCCCCATCATCGCACCGGCCCTCCGGCCTTGGCGGCGGCCTCGGCCTTCACGACCTGCATGCACATCTTGGCCAGCGTTGCGCCGTGCTGGAGCACCGCCTGGCGCGCCTCGGCCGGCAGCTTCAGGAAGGCGCGGATCTCGTCGGCGTTCTCCTGCAGCGTCTCCAGCGTGCGCGCGGCCGCGCCGAGGCGCTGCATGTCCATCTGGGCCACGCTTTCGGGCCGCAGCTCCTTCACCGAGCGGTTGCGGCCGATCAGCGAGCGCTGGCGCGTCTCGGCGAAGCGCACCGCCTCGATCTGCTGGCCGAGGGAGAACTTGGGGAGATCGGTCATGGGCGCGGCTCCCATGAGATCAGCACGCCCTCGAACGCCATGTCCGGGTCGGCGGCCTGCGGATGCGCGGCCTGCCAGAACGCCTGGAGATCGGCCCAGTGAAGGAAGCCGTCGCGGCGGGCGAAATCGTCCAGCATCGCCTCGATGCCGAAGGCCTCGCCGGTATCGAGATGTTGCACATAGCCGCGCGCGATCCACAGGCGGACGGGCCGGACAACCGTGCAGAGCTGGTCGGCGACGATGCGGCGGCAGTGCTTGGTCCGCATGCCCTGATAGAGCTGCAGCAGCTCCCCCGGCCGCGCATGTCGCTTGCGCGGCGCGCGGATGGTCTGGCGCTTGACGATGCCGGTGGCCGGATGCCCGCTGGCGATCGGCTCGGCGAAGCGGCGGTTGAAGGAATAGGCGACCATCACCGCCCTCCAAACAAGTTTTCGCGCCCGGCCTGCTCGCGCAGCTGCGCGGCGATCGCCTGCATCATGGCGATCTCGCTGTCGGCCTTGTCCTGCCGCATCCGGCCGAGCTCGACCTGTCGGGCATAGACGCGCTGGCGCTGGAGGACCTCGCGCTCGGCGCAGGCCGTGAGCTGCTCGAAGGTGAAAACGGGCGCGGTCATGCTGGCACCTGCGCGTTCAGGGCGTCGATCGCAGCGCGGGCGGCAGCGTCGAGCCGATAGCCCCGGCCCCACTCTGTTTCGATGCCCGCTCCGAACGGCTTCATTTTCGCCCGCGTCTTGCAGGCGAAGACGTCGAGAATTTTTTCCATCGGTTCGTCCCGTGCGTCGTTGCGATATACCGCCGCCATGAGCTGGTCCTTCGAGCAGGAGGCCCGGCCGTAAAGCGCCGAGATGAAGCGCGCTTCCGTCGCCGTCAGCCGCCACTCAAGCGGCAGCTGCACGATCGGCACGAGGAGGCGTTCGAGGAACGCGATGCGCTCCTCCAGCCACTCGTTGCGCTCCTGAAGCGCGGCAAGGCCGCCCTCATGCTGCACGGCGCTTCCTCGTGTTCTGGTAGAGCGTGATCGCCAGCGCCCGCCATTTCGGCAGGCTCTTGGCCAGAGCGAGGTCTGAGGCCTTGCGCTGCATGTCGGGCCAGCGCGCCAGGAGCGTCGCCTTCAGATCCTCGGGCGCGATGTCGCCGGCATAAGCCTGGCCGTGGAAGAGCTCCTCGGTCGCCTTGATCGCGTCCGACGAGATCGGCGCGATGCGCGCCTGGGCCAGCGTCTCCATGACGACGCGGGCCTGCATGGCGGTGCGCCGGCGACAGAGTGCGGTGAGCGACGCCACGGCGACGGTCTGCCCGGCCTCGAAGGAGCCCTGCATGTTCGGCGTCCGCAGCACGGTGACCCCGGCGCGCTGGCAGACCTGCATGGCGGTGACCGTCAGCTCGTCGCCGGCAGCGACGCCGGCATGAAACAGGCTCAGCGCCGTGAGCCCGACGCGATCGCGGTTATGCCCGAGGAAGGCCTGCGCCCGCTCTAGCTGGCCGATGCTGTCCACGATCATCACCGGGATTGCGGACAGACCGCCATGCGTGGCCGCGCCGATCGCCGTGTGCTGGCCATCGAGGACATGCAGGCCTGCTTCGGTGTCGGCGACGATCGGCGGCTTGTAGCGCCGCCAGGACCATCCTGAGACGATGCGGTAGATCAGCCGCACCGACGCCTCGGTCAGGTTGCGCTGGTAGGTGGGGTCGATCAGCAGCGTCGCGGGCGCAACCCATTCGAAGCGCGGCTGGAAGCTCTCCAGCACGGCGGGCGTGACAGATGCCGGCAGCGCCAGAGGGGCGACGGGACGAAGAGCGCTCATGGCTGGTCACCTCGCGCCGCGACGAGCTTTGCGAAATAGCGGCCGGTCGCGGTGAGCCGGGCGCGCTTCTGGCGGGAGACGAGCGTGACGCTGGCCAGGCCTTTGTCGGAAAGTCGCTCGTAGACGGACGGGCGGCTCCGGGTGACGATGAGCGTGCTCTCGCCGGGCAGCCCGGCGAGGCTGACCAGGGCGCGCTCCTCGGCCGGCGTGAAGGGGCGGAGCTGGGTCATCGGCCCGCCCTCAGTTGCGCGTGAGCCCGACCGGATCAAACGACCCGTCCGGGAGCTGCTGGAAGAGCTTCGTCTGCATCGCCATGATTTCGGTCAGGCGAAGGGGAAGCAGTTCCTCGATCGGAAGCGTGATCGCGACCGCGCCATTGAAGATGGCCGTCTTGATAAAGCTGGCAGCCGCCATGAGCGTCGCATCCAGCACGATCGAGGTGGCGACGGTGGCAGGCAGGCCACCATCGTGAAGCCGCTGGGCCTCGGCGACGCAGGACGCTGTCGTCTTGTGCGACATGGCGTTGATGAGATCGGCGATCTGATCGGTGCTGGCCATGACGCCCTCACGCAGCCGCGAGGTCGATGGTAACGGTGCCGAGCGCGCCGGCCTCGTCGCGGATGCGAAAGCGCAGATAGGCCTTGGTGCCGATCACGCGGATGCTGTCGCGGATCGCCTCCATGCCGCGCTGCCAGCGCGGATCCTCGACCTCCATCGCGAGCAGCGAGAACAGCTCGGCGCGGTTGATCTGGCCTTCCTTGCCGACGCTGAAGACGCGGTTCACCAGCGCGCGGATCGCCTCGTGGCTGTCTGCGCCCCATTCCTCCAGGCACTCGTCGACCAGCTTCTTGGCCGCCTGCAGCTCGGCTCCGAAGGTGATCAGATCGGCGATCTTGACCTCGATCCGCATGCTGTCGTCGAAGGTCGTGAAGCTGACGTTGCCCTTCGGGCCGCCGGCCTTCGCGCCGTATTGCTGCTCGAGCAGCGACTGGAAGGCGGCGAGATCGGCGAAGGTGTGGCCCTTGAACCGGGCGACCTGGGCTGAGAGGTCGAGCGCGAAGCGCATGATCTTGCGGACCATCTCGTCTTCGAGGAGGCGCTGCGGCTTGACCATGCCGAGCGGGATCAGCGCGCCCTTGGGATCGCGCAGATACTTCGCGCCACCCGCCTCGACGATGCCGGTATCGACGGCCTCGCGCTCGGCCAGCACGTCTTCGGCGAGGGCATCGAGGCCGGCGGTGGAGAGGACGGCCTCGGCGACCGACGTCCAGTCGGCGCGCTCATCGTCGAGCACATCATCCCATGGCAAGCTGACACAGAGGTCAGGCCGCTTGAGCGCGGCCTCGTAAGCCGCGCGGCCGAGCACTTCGCGCGGGACGTGCGGCGCTGGCGCGTCGGCGTCGAAGGGCGGCTGCAGATAGGTGACGTTAGGCTGCATGATCGATCTCCTTTGAAGCGGGCTCGGAAGGGTCTGGCTCTTCGCCGAACGTCTCGGCGACGAGACGGCAGAGGGCGACGATCTCGATGACGGGGACGCGCACGGCCTCGCGCTCGGGCGCGGCGAGCACCCGGCGGGCGGTGGCGAGCGGATCGGCTATCGCCGCCAGCCGCAGCGTGCCGGTGCGTTCGGCGGCGATCAGCGTGGCGAGGATCGTGTCCGTGGTGACGCGGAACTGGGGATCGGTGGCGCGCAGTTCCTCGGCGCGGGCGAGACCGTGGAGCACGCTCGTGTGATCGCGGTCGCCTAGCAGCCGGCCGATCTCGACCGAGGACAGCGTCGTCATCTTCGTGGCGAGCCAGTAGACGGCGAAGCGCGCGGCCGCGAGTTCGGCCGGCCGGCGATCAGACGTGAGATCGAGCCTGGTCACGCCGGCGACCGCGCCGACGGCCTGCATGATCATGTCGATGGTGACGTGACGCTCGCTCATCGCACGCCCGCTCCCTGGACCGCGAGATCGCGCAGCGCGTGTTCGAGATGGCCGAGGAAGCGCCCGTCGCGGGCGGCATCGCGCGGCAGATCGAGCTGGCGGCGGACCTGGCCAGCGAGATGGCGCAGACCCTGATCGAGCCCGAGGCCTGGCAGGGTCTCGACCTTTGCGAGGATGTCCTCGCCGCGCTCGCAGGCGCGGCGCTCGATCGAGGCGGCGAGCTGGCGCTGGATCGCCGGGTAGTCCGTCACGTCGTGATCCCGGACGCTCATGCCGCGTCTCCGTCGTCGCCCTGGCAGTCGACACGCACCGGGCGCGGCTGCGGGGCCTTCGGAAAGGTGACGACGCGGCCGTCGCCGATCGGGGCCGAGAGAGCCGCGAGGCCGAGGCGCCCGGCCCGGACCGGGCCGGCCGTATCGAGCCGCTGCTGCAGGGCGCGCTGCTCCTCGCGCAGCGCCGCTTGCGAGGGCGGGCCGAGAGCGCCCGTCTTGGCGTAGGCGATGACGTCGAGGTCGGCCGCGACGGCCTCCAGCTCTTCGCCGACGCGCGCCTGCAGCGAAAGGACGAGCGCATCCTCCGCCATCGCGCCGAGCTTGACGGTCAGCTCGCGGCAGGCGTCGATCGTCGGCTGCTGGTGGGACGAGACATAGCGCCGGAACAGGTCGCGCAAAGCGCGCAGCTCGGCGACATGGGGATGGAGAGGCTGCATAGCTTCAGCCCTCCCGGCGGAGGTTGCGGGCGTGGCGCACGCCTTCCTCCCGCTCGATGGCGGCGAAGGCGAACAGGCCGGCCAGGCCGAGCGCGATGCCCGACATGACGCAGAACGCGTAGACCTCCGGGTCGAGCGCGAAGGGCGAGACCGTGCCGGCGATGAACGGGCCGAGCACGGCGCAGGTGACGGCCGCGAGCTTGGCGATGGCGGAGAAGACGATCATCAGGCGGCGTCCTTCTGCTGGCGGTTCGGGCAGATTTTGCAGGCATGGAAGAGGCGGGCGCGGGTCGAACTGGTCGCCGAGAACGGCTTGACCTGCTCGCTGAGGCAGCGATCCTTGCCGATCTCGTCGAGGACCGGGCACATCACGACCTCGCCCAGCAGGGCGCCGCGGATCGTGGCGAAAACCTTGGCCACGTCGCCGCGATACGTGCGCGCCAGCGTCTGGCTGACCACGGCGGCGGAATAGTTCAGCCGCTCGGCGACCGCGCCGGCGGTCGAGGCGCGGCAGGCTTCCGCCAGCGCGACGATCTCCCTGGGAGGGGTCTCGCCCCAGGCGGCCTGCGCCTTGGCGAGCGGATCGACCTTGTTCGCGCCGGGGATGGGTCCACGGTTCATGCCGCCCTCCCGGTCGTTTCGGAGGGGTTAAGGTTAACGACCCTGCCCAAATTGCGGTCGTAGACGGCGCTCCCGCGCTCGATCGTGGCGGGCGCGAGCGGGCCGGTATTGAAAGAGGGCATCAGCTTCCAGTGCGCCTGGACGCCGCGCTGCCGGCGGTGGCCGATTTCGACCAGGTAGCCGGCCTTCATCAGCGCGGTGACGTAGGTCCGCGCGGTCGCCTCCGAGACGGCGATCGTGTCGGTGGCGGCGGCGATGGCAAGGTCGCGCACCGTAAACGTCCGCAGCGCCCGGATCGCCGTCCAGAGCTGCTGGCAGCGCCGGCCACGATCGCCGGTGAAGCTCTCGCGCCGCTGCACCGGGGCCTCGGCGCGCAGATTGCGCACGCGGTAGAGGAAGGCCGCGCGGTTCTTGACTGTCGTCTCCTCGGCGATCTTCTCCAGATGGCCGGTCTGCGCGCAGAAGGCGACATAGGCTTTCACCGTGCTGCGCGAGCGCAGCGCGCAGGCCTTGTGGATGTCGGTGACCGTGAAGCCGCCGCGCCGCGTGAAGGCGACCATCTGCGACCAGTAGTGCTGCGGCCCCTGCGGAAGCGGGTTGGGCACGGCGCGCTTCATGACGCCCTCCGCGATGCGCCGAGGTTGGAGCGCTTGGGCGGCTCGCCCGTGTCGATCGGCCCGTCATAGCTTTTCAGATCGACGAGCTTGGCGTTCCTGATCTTCGCCCACTCGGTGACGTTGTCGATGTTGCTGCAGATGCGCCGGGCGCGGCCTTGCGACTTGTTGCGGAGATGGTCGAGCAAATCGGGCGCGATCGTCAGCCAGCCCGGCACATAGAGCTGGGCAAGGAGCTGGGCGTCTTCGAGATCGCAGGGCTGGGCCGGCATCCAGGCCAGCACGCGGTTATGGGTGCGCTCGGAGCGGGCGAGCTTTCCGGGCAGCTCTTCCTCGCCGATCAGGATGATCGGCACCTGGCTCGCCTCGTGGATCTCGCGGACGATCTCGATGAAGCCCTTGTCGACCAGGCGGTCGGCCTCGTCGATCAGCAGCGGCGGGTGGCCGGGACGCGAAAGCCGCTCGATCGCAGCCTCCGTCAGCGTCGCGACCGTGCCCTTCGGTTCGTTGACGCCGAGCTCGCGAAGGATCGCCTTGATCAGGGTCAGCTTGGTCCAGCTCTCCCCGACCTCGACGCGCAGGGCATCGCGCTTGTTCTGGAGGTAGATCGCCGCCCAGCTCTTGCCGTAGCCAGAATAGCCGTAGAACGCGCCGAGCCCCGGCAGATGCGGAGCGCGCTCGATCAGGCGCGTGGCCAGCGTCAGCATCGACGCCACGTTCTTGAGCGGCGCGAGCGTGCCCTTGGGCTTGTATTCCGTGATGGTCGACATATGCTCACCTTCGATCAGACTTGATGAGCCCCGGTTCGCCGGGGCTTCTTTTTGGGCCGGCCTAACGCGACGCCGCCTCTCCAAATTCCGTGTGGAAGTCCTTCTCCGAGCGGTATTCGCCGCTCGTCCGGTATGAGCCGAGCCAGAGCGCCTGTTCGGTCTCGACCGGCTCGCCAGCGGCGATCGCCGCCTCGATCTCCATGGCGCGACGGAAGCGCTGGCGCGGGGTCTCGGAGGTTCGCAGCTGCGTCACCTTCGGGTCCGGCCGGGCTTCCAGCGCCGGCGCTTCAAGCAACTCGCGATGAATCCTGGCGGCGGCGTCGGACAGCGGTGCCGCGACCGGCGCATCGCCCCGGCGCATGGCCGCGATCTCCAGCCCGGCATCGAGCGCCGGCGTCGAATGCGCCTCGGAGCGCTGCGGGAAGGCGACCAGGTTGCCGCTGGCGGCGGCGGCCTGCGCCAGCCGCGCATCCAGCACGGTGCGCTGGGTGACGCGCTTCCTCGTCATGGCCTTCACCTCGGCCATCTGCTCGTCGAGCAGGCGCTTCTGCGCCGCCTTGGTCTCGGCGATCAGCCCGGCCGGATCGACGCCGAGCAGCTCGGCGTTGCGGCCGCGCGCCCGGAATTCGTCGCCGGTCTCGTCGAACAGCCAGACGGTGCCGGCGTCGGAGGGGTCCATGCGGACGAACACCGTCTCGCCGGGCAGGATGCCGGGCGCGAGATAGTGGAAGCCGGCGACGCGGACGCCTTCCTTGCCGTAGCGGCGCAGGCCCTGCGCGTCGGGAGCCTGCATCAGCAGGCTGGCCAGCGCATCGGGATCGACCGTGCGGATGGCCCTGGTCGAGGAGGCGGCGCGGGCGAAGGGCGTCATCCGCCCGATGCCGCCATGGGCGTTGTGGGCGTAGATTCCGTCCGCCCAGCTGTCGCAGGTCGCCTGCAGCTCCTGGCCGGTCATGGTCACCGAGAAGGCCTCGGCGTCGCCCTGGCCGAGCCGGGCCGCGAAGGCCTTGCGGCCCTCGATCTTCTTGCGCTGGGCGACGTTGTGGCCGACGAAGCCGGTCAGCATGCGCGCGCAGTCGGTCTGGAAGGTGCGGATGTTGCGCTCGACGACGCCCTTCTGCCAGGGCGCGAAGGCGTCCGAGCGGATCGCCTCGATCTGCAGCTTGGCGAAAAGGCGCACGGTGGCGCGGGCCACGAAATCCGAGCCGTTGTCGGTCTTCACCGCATCGGGCACGCCCCAGGCGAGGATCGCCTTGCGCATCAGCAGCTGCACGGCCTCCGAGCGCGGCGTCTTCGAGACGAACAGGCTGATGCGGCGCGACCAGATGTCGATGCAGACATAGATCGAGTGCCGGCCATCGACGCAGAGCGCATCGACCGGCGAAGCGTCGATCTGCCAGAGCGCGTTGAGATGCGGGGCCATGTGGGCGTAGGAGCCCGAGACGCGCATTTTGTTGCGGAACCCGTCCGGGTCCATCATCCGGAGCAGGCCGGCGGCGTAGTCCTGTTTCCAGGCCTTGAAGCGGACTTCAAAGGCGCGCAGGCCCGGCAGTTCCAGCCCGGCGGCGGCCAGCCGCGCGCCGAACTCGTCCTTCACCGCGCCATGGATATGCCTGGCGGTGTAGAGGTCGTTGAAGGAGTGAACCGCGACGGCGAAATGCTTGATCTCGCCCTCGAAGGCGGCGTCGAGCACGCCCTGGCCGCGCCGGCCGGCCCCGCGATCCACCGCCAGCCGCTGCGTCTCGCCTTCGCGGGCGGCCGAGAGCCAGCGCAGCAGCGTGCGCGTGGCGAGGCGCGGCAGGATCGGCTTCGCCCAAGAGGGCACCTCGATCCGGCCGAGATTGTAGAGATCGACGAAATAGCTGATCGCCAGCGTCTGCTTCAGCTCGGAGGTCCGCAGGAAGCCGCGCAGCGCATCGAGCACGGCCAGCCGCGCATCGAGCTGCAGCGTGGCGGTGCGGGCCTGGCCTGCGGCCGGCTCGGGGGAGGCCTGCAGCGCCTCGCCGGTCGCCTCGGCCAGAGGGCCTGAGCCCGCGCCGAGATAGGCGATGCGCGCCGCGATCGGGAGCAGGTTGACGTGATATTCGAGCCCGCCGCCGCGCCCGGCGCGCGGCCGGCACCAGGCCGAGAACCGCTCCCAGCCCTCGCGCTCGGCGAGCATGCGGACACCGCGATCGGTGCCCGGCATGTCGGGCAGCGCCAGATCGGCGAGTTCGGAGGAGGTCAGCCAGAGCTTCACCGGCGGCCTCCGAATGCGAGACGCGCGGCGGGGCCGGCTGGGGGGATAGCTACCCCGCCGCGCGCTCCTCCTCCATGATGGGGCCTGCGAGAACGCCCACCGGAGGAAGCTGGAATGACGAAGGACGAGAAGCTCGAACGCGCCCGCAAGCGCATCGACGAGATGTTCGCCAGTGAGGCGTCGGCAGTGATGATGATCAAGGAAGCAGCCCTGCAAGTTCTTGTGCGGGACGGGCGCGTTGACTGGGCTAGCCTGCAGGACCGGCTGACGGAGATGTTGGCGGCGGCACCCGGACCGTCGGGCAAGATCCGGCTAGAGGCAGCCATCGACCGCCTCCGTGATCTCCAAGCGAAACGCTGATGAAGCGAACAGGATGAGGCTGAGCAGCCGGTCATCGCCTATGACCTGCGCGACGGCCTCGACCAGTCGCGCGCCCATAGCCTCGTCAGCCTCGGGCTCGATCGAAAGCCACGTTGCGGTCGCCGACGCCATGTCGCCCCCGTCGGCGAAGGCGAGAACGACCCTGAGCCGGGCTTTCAAGACGTCAGGAGATAGCACTTCGCTCATGCCGCGCCGCCCTTCGCCTTCGCCTGCTTGGCCGGCGGCGTCAGCGCCGCGATGCGGGCGGTGACCATGGCGGCCAGCGCCTGCAGCTCCTTCAGCGCCATGCGGGCGACGATCGGTTCCAGCCGCTTGAGCTGGGCCTCGCCCTCGCGCGCAGCGCCACCGGGCGGGACGAAACCGCCGATGACGCGGGCCTTCGCGACATTGCTGGCGGCATTGGCCGCGATCAGCCCCGCGACCGTGACCTGGTCAGCCGGATCGAGCGCGGCCAGCGCCTGCAGCTGGGCCTGGTTGTTGGCGAGCTTGGTGCCGCGAATGAGGGTGATGACTTCGGGGGAGAGCGCTGCGGCAAGCTCGCAGGCGCGCTGGACCGTGCGCTCGCCAAGGCCGGTCGAACGGGCGGCGTCCTTTGAGAACCGGGCAAAGGTCGCCAAGTTGGCGACCTTTGCCTTGTCGGTCTTGGGCTTCTTCGCCTTGCCGTTCGCCGTCTCGGGGTGGAGCACCTCATAAATGCGCTTCCGCTCGGCCAGGAACTCGGCTCTTTCGAGCACTGTGAGTTCCCGGCGGGCCAGGTTTTCGTCGATCTCGATCTGTCGTGCCTCGTCGTCAGTGCACTCGATCAAGATGGCGGCGATCTCGTCCCAGACGTTGATTTCCGCGGCGCGCAGGCGGTGGCCGCCGACGACGAGCTTCAGCCCGTTCCCGTCTGGCGCGGCGCGGACCACGACCGGCTGGATCAGGCCGGTTTCGTTAAGGCTCGCTGCGATCATCTGCGCGTGCGCCTCGTCGACGGGCCGCAGCCGGCCGGTGGCGTCGATGGCCGCGAGCGGGGCGAGAAAAACCGGAGCGCCGGCCGTGAGGTGTGTGAGCAGGGACATCACGCGGCCCTTTTCATCGGGCGGCCGCGCCGGACGAGGCGCTTGCCATCGCTGGACCAGCGCTCCGGCCAGATCACATGCAGCGGGATGCGTAGCGCCTTCGAGATGGCTCGTTCCGCCGCGAGCTGGGGCCGGCGAAATGCGGCGCGAAGCGCGACGTCAGAGACGCCATACTGCTTGGCGATCGCAGGCAGGAACCGGAAGTCGGACTTCCGAACGGCGGCCAAGATGTCAGCTTCGTGCATGGTGCCTATCCGATTGGCGCTTTTCGGCGTGTTCTGTTAACCATTGAGGTAACGAACGATACCGTATCTATCTTTTTGGATATACGCAAGCGCCATGACGATGCAATCGGACACTGACGACGCCGAAGAAGTCGATGCGGGGCTGCTCGTTCGCTTTAAAGAGCTGGTTGAGGCCGCCGGAAAACGTCAGGGAGCATCCGAACTGACCGGAAACTCCGTCCAGCAGATCGCCAAATGGAGCAGCGGCAAGGCGCGCATCCCCTTTTGGCAGGCGGCGATTCTGGCGAGGGCAACGGGTCGCTCGCTCGATTGGCTAGCGTTTGGAACCGCGCAGCTGGGCGTGATGCGCCAGAGCATGGAACTGCCGGCCCTCGATGACGACCCTGACGTCGCGATGATCGCAAAGTTGGACGTCATCGCCAGCGCCGGCCCGGGGTTCGAGAACCCGTACCCCTACGAGCTGGACCGCCTCCCGTTTCCGCGACAGTGGCTCGAATGGCTTGGCGTGCCGGAGGAAGCGGCGCGGTTTCTCGACAGCAGGGGCGACAGCATGTGGCCGACGATCCCCGAGGGGGCCGTCTGCCTGGCCGACATCCGCCACCAGCGGCCTCGCTTAGACGGTGTCTACGTGCTGCTCGACGGCGACAATGTCAGGATCAAACGGATCGGCCGTGGTTTCGAGGGACGCATCGAGCTGATCTCGGATAATGAGAAGTATCCCAACGAGACGTTGGCCGGCCCGGAGGCCGAGGCGCTGCGCGTTGCGGGCAAGGTTGTGTGGGCCGGCGGCAAGATTTGAAAGCGGAGGAGCGACACATGAGGAAGGCTGGAGGGATCATCGCGCTGATCGCGGGCATATTCGCCGTGATCGCTGCGCTGTTTACATTGATGATCGGTGGCGCGGCGACAGCCTTCGAGGCGAAGAACGCTGAAACCGTCGTCATGTTGGGCTGGGGCGGCGTTGTGTTCTCGTTCCTGACCATCGTGCTCGGCGCGGTCTGCATGGGAGCGACGTCGCGCTGGCCTGGCGTCCTGTTGATTATCTGCGCCTTGGCTGGGGCTATCTTAGGCGGCACATTCGTGGCGCTGTTCATGGCGCTGGCCCTGATCGGTGGGGTCCTGGCGCTGTTTGGAAAACGGCCGGCGGCGTTGCAGCAGGCGGTACAGCCATGAGGCGTCTGTTTTTTGCCTTTCTGGTCTTAGGGGCCGCGCCCCTTGCGGCCCAGGACATCAAATCGATGACCCTGGCAAACGAGCTTGGCTCCGTTCTCGCGTCGGAGGAGCTATGCGGCCTGGCATATGATCAGGCGGCGATCGCCGGTTTCATCGAGAAGCGCGTGAGAGCCGACGATCTCGCCTTCGCCTCTAGCCTCAAGATGATGACCAGCGGCAACGAATTTCAGCTCAGAGGCATGAGCGCATCGTCCAAAACCGCGCATTGCACGCAAATTCGGCGCGTCGCAAAGAGCTACGGGTTCACCAAGTAGAACGCGGCGGCGCGAAGCCGCCGCGCCAGGCGTCAGGCCACCTTTAGATCGACATCGGTCAGATCGCCCGAGTCGAACTCCGGCTCATCGGCTTCCGGCATGCCGTCATACTCTGCCGAGACGAGGCCGTGCCTGGCGATGAGAACGCCTTCCTCCCAATCGCCCGTCTTCGGGTCTCCGGTGCGGTGGAACGCGACGACGCCGGCGCGGATCGGCCTGTAGCGCTCGATCAGACGCCTGGCGTGCTGCTCGTCCCGCGCCTCCATCGGCGTGTCGGCGTTGATCTTGGTCTTCGAGCCCTTCACCGCGCTGAAGGTCTGGACGACGAAATAAGTCAGGTTCTTGACGGTCTCTCTCTGCAGGCGGGCCTTACTCATGACGACGCTCTCCTGTTGCGCCCCGGTCTGAGCGCCGGGGCTGACTCTAGGAAAGCGCGGATATGAGAACAGAACAAGAACATAATTGCAGATGGCGACCGCGCGGCCTAGGCTGCTGACAGGACTCGGTAGGAGCTGTGGATGGGCGAGCGGGAACCGATCGAATGGCCGCGCGAACGGCTGGTAGCGCGCCGGCGCTTTCTCTGGGCGATGGCGGCCCTGGCTGGACTGGGCGGCGCGCTCGGCCTCGTAACCCGCCGGTGGCTGGGATGGTGAGGCGCAAGGGCGAGGTTACGAACACCCGGCGGAACCGGACGCACCCGTTCCAGGTTCAGATTGCCATCCCCGAGCGGGGGCTTGGCCAAGCGATGGACGCCATGCTGCGCTGGGCAGCGATGCATGATTACGAAACGATGGGCTCGGATCGCACCGGCCGCCAGATCATGCATTGGTGCTTCAAGAGCGCCGATAAGGCCAACGCCTTTCAGGCCGAGTTCGGCGGCCAGCGGATCGACAAGCCGGTCGCCCATTTTTTCGAGCCCGAGCAGCCGCCGTCGCCGCAAGAACTAGCTCGCCGACAACGCATGGCGCGCTGGGGGCTGGAGGAGATCGAAGCGGGGCGGCAGAAAGAAGACACTCCGGGAATGGCGGTTTGAACCGGCTTCGAGGCCAATTTCGCTTCCGGGTTCGAGAAGGAGCGCCCGCTCCGGCTTTGAAGCTTATCCCACTGAAAATGCGTCGTTTTTCGTAACTCGGAAGCGATGATGGTGCACTCAGGTTTTTGTTCCGGGTTCTGGCCGCGTCGGGCACGACATTTCAAGCACTTATGGCGAGCCCGATTTCTGGCTACCGGGATTTCGGGCTTTCAGGCCTGCAGAACCAGCGAAGGATCATATGGCAATGAATTGGCCGCCGGGCCACTTCGGCCGCCGCCTATGCCCTTGCGATCACGCCACTTTCCGGCTGATCCCGCTCAATCCCGGATAATCCCGCCTACGCCCTGCCATTGCCATATGATTGTTCGTTTCACAGGGCGTGTAGCGCGAATTTCAGATGGAAATAAACGAACAATCAAATGGCAACAGATCGCGTTATGTGTTGATCCGTCCCCAGTCCTCGAAAAGGTGTTGAAGATCGAGCGACGTGACCCCACGGGGTTCAGAAGCGAACCCGCCGTAAACTTCCCGCTTCGCCGCTGCCATGACGTCGGGAAGTTCCGCGAGCCGAAGTAGAGAGAAGGGGCCTATCGCGCTGGTGGGTAGCGGCTTCGCCGAGACGAATCCGGGGTGCGTCCATCGAGTGACTTGATCGCCAAGGTGAAAGTTTAGGTCAAGGTGGATAGGAACGTCGGGCCTCCCGGCTCTCATGCGGAGCCGTATTGCCGCTGTCACAACCTGAAGCGCGATCGCAAAATACCACTCCGGATCATGCTGGCCCTTGTCGGAGAAAGACACACCTTCCACGGCCACCGTCCCATCATCGGTGACGTTCCAAACCGCCCTCTCATCGTAGGTTCGCGTGAAGGCCCCATGTGCTCGCGGTATCCAGCCGGTGTAGCTTCCGGGGGTCGAGGCGGCAGAGTGGCCGATGCCGAACTGGCCGGGGCCTGGGCAAAGATTGAGTAGCCAGTTCTTCCGATAATCAATCGGCGACAGATCGAGCCGCTGACCTGCAATCGCTGAACAACGAAAAATCACTGCAAGAGGTTTTTCGCTTTCCACCAACTTGCCTTTAAAAAGCTCTAACCGTTGCCTCGACTCCTCCCGCAACCCTTCGATGCGCGCGATACCCGTGCGAGCTTCCCAGAAGCGCGTTTGGATGTCGCGCATGGTCATGGGCGTGCATGACGTGCCTCTCCGCACATACGCGACAGGAGGGAGGCCTACGCCGTGTGGAGCGACGAGCGAGCCGGGGATGCGGATGATCAAGACGCCGGTATCTGGCTGGTTTGGGTCTTCTACAGCTTGGACGCCCAGACCATCGATCGGAGGGTCGATCGCGCTGTCCATATAGCGGGTAAGTTTTTCCGCCAGTTCATGCAGGCGCGGCAGGCGAACCAAATCGGTCGCCGTGGGCGGTTTCTGACGATCTTCGTCGACGCCGAGGATCAGAATGCCGCCGTAGGCATTGGCGAACGCAACCACCTCAGCCCCTATAGCCTCCTTGGCGGCTCGTCCGATATCGCGCCCCTGGTACCAACCGTCAGGCTCGCCTTTAGGATGCGAAAGGGAGCGTTTGAATTCGAGACGCGCGGTTTCGGTGGCTTTGGTCTGTACCAGTGCCTCGACATCACTCCATACGATCTGGCCTGGCTCTGCATTCTGAATGCGGATTGACACTGCGCTATGCTCCGCTGATCACCCGCTGGGTGTGTCCCGCGCCACCCGCCTGATTGCTCAGCTCGAACGACTCGATCGTCGCCCAAGCGAACAGCTCGCGCACCTCGGGCACGTCGTTCAGCGACAGGATGAAGCGGTCTTGAAGGTGTTGTAAAGCGCGCACTTCTGCTGTCAGGCGATCCCACCACCCTCATCCTGCGACCCCGCGCACGGCGTCTCGAAGGATCGTCCAGTTCGCTCAGGGTTCGCCCTCCGGGGCCCCCGCCTTCAGGCCGAGGCGCGGGAGCCTCGACGCGGCTCCCCTCCCCCTTGTGGGGAGGGGCTGGGG